CTGTGGCCAGGTATGCGAATAGGACAGATTGTCTTCCACAAGATGTCGCTCCTGCCGAATAAGGACTATTCACAGACCGGGCGCTACCAAGGCGATCAACAAGTTCAGGCTTCTAAAGGATGAACGAGTTCCACCTGACTGCCATGGATTCCGTTAATCACCCCGCCCACTACACAGCTGGGAAGACGGAGGTGATTGAGGTGCTTGAAGATTGGGTGAAGGCCGCGCCCGATCCCGTGCTTGGGGGCCTTCAATGGCAGGTTATCAAGTATCTGAGTCGTATGTGGTTGAAGAACGATCCTTACGAGGACGCTCGAAAAGCCCAGTGGTATTTAACACGTCTCATCAATCGGCTGGCTACTGAGGCTTACCTCGACAAGTAAAACTTTGAAATGACGAACAACTTTCAACTTGGGGGCGCCAGCTATCGCTCTCTTTGTTTTCAACTTTTAGAAGAACTTGAAAAGCACGCTCATCCCACAAATCCTGTGGTTGTCAAAGCCCGCAATGTTTTGGCGCCGCCGGCCAACGGTCGTCACTTCGAACGCGGCGAGCACAACTTTGCAGCAATCCTGACTCCTGAGCTTGTCCGCAAAATGCGCCAGCTGAGGGAGGAAGGTTGGACCTATCCGCAGTTGGCGAAGGAGTTCGATGTAGATCGCAAACATGCCTGGCGTATCTGTAACAGAGATTGTTGGGCTTGGGTTAAATGAACTGTCCGTACTGTGGTGCCGAAAGTCGGCGTACTCGTGTTGTTCTGACCAGGAACAACACCGACAAGCAAAAAGTCCGTAAGCGTAAGTGCTTGGACTGTGACTTCATGTTCTTTTCGGTGGAGACCGTAATTTCCGTCGGTGCAATCAAACATTCCCGTAACTGGGGACTTGAACTCCTTAAAGACGTTTCTGATGTTCACTTCTCATGATTCAAGTTTCACTGAATATCAATGAGCGGCTTTGCTACAGCTGCGGCAAAAACACTCGCAATCCCATCTACTGCCAGAAGTGCTACAACAAAACTCCAGCAGGGCGAGTGGAGATGAAACGTGAGGTGATGATGCGGAAGTATGCCCGCTTGGACGGCGGTGCAAGCTGCCGGAATTGCGTGCATTGGGAGCACAGGTGCTTGCTTGGGATACCGGAAGCCGGGTCCGTGTATGCGGAGGATTGCCCGGCACGGGAGTCTATTAGTGTGCTAGAGTAGTACACGAATTTGCCCTACCAGGCGTGAACATCCTCCAAGGCATCGAGCATCTCCACACGCTCGACGATGCCCAGGTCATTGCATTTGACGTTGAAACGACAGGGCTCCAACCCAAATTTGGCGGTCTGCGGCTTCTGCAGTTAGCCACGTTTGATCGTCCGCCTGTCGTCCTCGATTGCTGGAGCTTGACCGACGATGACTGGGTTGACTTGGAAGAGTTCTGCGATGTTGAGCGGACTTGGCTAGCCCATAACGCCGTGTTCGATTTGGGCTGGTTGCAGGAGCACGAGATTTACCCGAAAGGCGATGTCTTATGCACCATGCTTGCCAGCCGCGTGCTGACCAACGGCATGGCCAATATCAAGCACGGCCTTCAATACGTCGTGCGGCGCTACCTCAAACGCGAAATTTCTAAGGAAGAGCAGCGGAGCGATTGGTCAGGTGACCTGACGGCTAGTCAGCTGGAGTATGCGGCCACCGACGTTGTGGTCTTGCTCGATCTATACCGGCAGATCGAGCAGCGCATGGCAGAAGGGATGCACTACGAGGCTTGGTACTTGGAGTGCAAGGCGTTGCGTTCGATGGCGCAGCTTTGGCGCACCGGCCTTCCGTTCGACAAGGACTCGCTAGAGACAGTCATTGCCGACTTGGACAGCGAGCATAAGGAAATTGGCGACCAGTTCATCGAAGATTTTGATGCCGCACTGCCCGAAGAACACAAACTTTGCCGGGGGCTCGATGGCAAGCTGATGTACCAGACAAAGCCGGGTCCAAAGGGAAAGAAACCTGACCCCAACGTTTTCAACCTCAATAGCCCGGCGCAGCTACTCAAGAAATTCACCGCGTTGCTTGGTGAGGTGCCGGTTGATATGAAGACCGAACGCCCCAGTGCTAGTAAGTCCGCGCTGCAGGAGTACGTCGGGGATCACAAAGTTGTGGCGGATTATCTGCGGTGGAAGCGCGTCGAAAAACGTCGGCAGATGGCTGAAACACTTCTTAAGAACTTGGCGCCGGATGGGTTCATTCGTGCCAGCTATCTGCAGATGGGTGCGGATACCGGAAGGATGAGTTGCATGAGTCCCAACCTGCAGCAAATCCCTAGGGATCAGCGTTTTCGGGCGTGTGTTCAGGCGCCAAAAGGGTGGAAGTTGGTGGTCGCGGACTACGGCCAAATGGAGTTGCGACTTGCGGCGGCGGAAGCACAGGATCCCTTAATGACCCAGGTGTTCCAGCAGGGAAAAGACCTTCATACGATTACGGCGACGCAGATTTATGGGGTCGCAGAGGATGAGGTCACAAAGGAACAACGGCAAGTTAGTAAATCGGCTAACTTCGGTCTCCTATACGGAAGCGGGGCAAAGGGTCTACGGAACTACGCGGCAACAATGGGCATCCAGATGGATCTGCTTGAAGCTGGTGAGGTCCGGCAAAAGTTCCACGCTGCATATAAAGGCATCTCCAAATGGCAGCAGCAAAATGCTCGCGCTGCTGATGCGGCTAAGGGGAATCCATCTATCCGCATACGCCTCTCGAACTTGCGGCGGTTTCTACCGGGCGAGAACAACAAACTCACGACGCGCTGCAACACCCCCATCCAAGGTGCGGGTGCAGCCGTCCTCAAACTTACTCTCGGCAAACTGTGGCCGTTACTTAACGCCGACGGGGAAGATGTTGTGCGCTTGGCCGGCGTGGTGCATGACGAAATCATCCTGCTCGTAAAGGAAGAACACGCCGACATATGGGCGCTCCAGCTGCAGTCCGTGATGGAGGAATGTGAAGCCCGTTGGTTAGGTGATATACCACCACTTGCCGAAGCTAACGTCGGGGATAGCTGGGATCAGGCAAAGTGACGGATACAGTCGGCTCCACGCCCGACAACCCGATCAAGCTCACCCAATACCGTGTGACGCTTTATCCGAAGCATGGGGCGACCGAAAACATTTACATGGAAGCCCCAGACGTTTACACCGCTCAGATGTATGCCCGGCGGGTCTATCCGGACCACCGAATCCTGGCGATCAAACCCGTGGTTGATCTAGTCGAAGAGCGAGTCTCGTGAGTCGCACGGGTAGGGAGCTTGTTCTGGATTGGTTGTACCGGGAAATTCGTGCGGCACGCACGGCTGATTTGCACCGTGCCGCCGCGTTCCTCGAATGGGCAAGGGGAATCAGGAAGGGTTGCGCCAAGCAGCGAGGAAGCGCACGGGTGTCCCAGTCCAATGCTTGGCGTAAAGGCGTGGACAGGGATGTGCGCTGGTAAGACTACTGCGACACAGTATGCTATTGTGTAGGAGAGTAGTAACGGGACTATGCCGCTGCGTCACGGGTCGAAAATGTACTGTCAGCTGCTGCTGGATGCCAACCGCTACAAGTTGGCCGAACAGCTTGCGGAAGCTGAAGGGAAGAAGGTGACGGGAATGCTGCGCGATATGGTTTACGCGGCACTTGAAAAAGCCTTGCCCAGTTCGGAATACAAGGCCGCACTTGCTGCAGATGAAGCGGTTTGGAGAGAGTCGGTGAAAAAGCGGGTAGAGGGAAGACAGCGTTCCAAGCAAGAACAAGCGGAGTTAAATAAAGACGCATAAGACTTAGTTGCAGTCCTTCATAGTCTGGTCCGAACCCGGTATAATCTCTAAACTTACACAGTAAATTTTTACTGAACATGACGCGCTACGTCGTGATGGCCGGTGACCGCTGGGTTACGGCCATTTATGGACCCGGAAAAGGTATTGGTGTCACCAGCAATAGGGAGGATGCCTCCAGCTGGCCGAATTATGAGCGGGCAGTGGTTGCGGCACGTGCTGCGGCAGATTGCACCAACAGCCCGGTGGCTGTTCACAGCATTGAAGAACCCTCCTACCGAAAGCCATGAACAACGCAGTAATGCAGTGGAAAGAGGACTTTGAGAAGTCCCAGCGGCT